TACTACCAAAAGCAGATTATTATATCATAAATTACGATATTTTAGCTGATTGGGTATTTATATTGAAACAGCAAAATTTTCAAATCATAATTACCGACGAAGCACATTATTACAAAAATAATAATGCTAAACGTACTAAAGCAATCAAAATACTTGCTAAAAATCTATCTCATTTTATTGCCCTGACCGGAACCCCTATTACTTCCCGACCAATAGAATTTTATAATGTGTTAAAAATACTAAAACCAACATTATTTCCAAACCGTTTTCAATATGCTATGCGTTATTGTAATGCAAAACATAATGGATATGGTTGGGATTTTTCTGGTGCTTCCCATACGGAAGAATTACATAAAATGATTAATGGTGTTATAATGATACGTCATACCAAACAAGAGGTATTAAAACAATTACCGGAAAAAACTTGGAATTATATTCCTTTGGAAATTGATAATAAAAAAGAATATACAATTGCGGAAAATGACTTAATAAATTGGTTAAAATATACCAAAAGTCAAAAAGCAGCTCAAAAAGCAGCTAACGCTGAGGCATTGGTTAGAATTACTTATTTACGTAATTTGGCTGCAAAAGGTAAACAAAAAAATGTTATTGATTGGATTTCTAATTTTTTAGAAGATTCCGACCAAAAATTAGTAGTATTTGGCATTCATCAAGAATTATTAAATAATATTACTAAAACCTTTTCTAAAATAAGTGTTAAAGTGGATGGGTCTGTTAATAGTCATAAAAAACAAGATTTGGTAGACTTATTTCAAAATAACCCTGATATTCGTTTATTTATTGGTAATATACAAGCGGCTGGTGTTGGTATTAATTTAACTGCCGCTTCAAATATTGCTTTTATAGAGTTACCTTGGACCCCTGGTGAACTTAATCAAGCAGAAAACCGGTGTCATCGTATTGGTCAAAAGAATTCCGTTATGATTCATTATTTATTGGCACATGATACTATTGATCAAACTTTTGCAGCTTTATTAGCAGAAAAGAAAAAAGTTTAATTTGTTGGTTGATAAATTAATCAATTAAGTTATTTGGAATTATTCTAAATTTTACTTTTTAACTAAATTTTTTACGAAATAACTTGCTTTTTGTATAACAATCATAGTATATTTGCATTAGTTAATAACCAAAAAACAAAAAGTCATGAAAGCAACAAAAAAGCAAATCGAACAAATTGAAAAAGCATTAAAAATGCAATTGAATCTTTTTAATGAAGAAAGAAAAACAATGTCAAAAAAAGAACAAGTTATTTATGATAAGAAAATAATGGCCGTTACAAGTCTTTTGTATGGTTTTCATGCAGCAGGTATTGAACTTCCTAAAAATCATAAATGGTATCATTATTTTTCAACGCAGTTTAATAATTACGATGTATTTTTTAGATTAAAAGATCTAGGCATAGCTCGACAGCTTGCTTGGTCTTTCAACTCTACTACTGGAATTGAATATGGTGAATTATATGCAGAAGCAATGTTAGCCTATGCGGAAGCAATAAATACATATAAATCGGATTCCAAAACCAAGTTTTCAACTTGGGCTTATATCCGGATAAAAAGTGCACTTATTAATTTTGTGCACCGGGAAAATGTACCGACACAGGTAGATTTGAATAGGGTTAATTTTAGTACAAAAGTAGGATATTATTGGGAATTAGAAGACCAGTTTTCAAAAGATGCAAAAACTATAGCCGGTATGGTTATTTCCAATCCTTATCAGTACATTGGTAAACCCCCTAAATATATCAGGGGTCAATTAAAAAATGAGTTAAGAGAAAAAGGATGGACTTGGTCACGTATCTATACGGCGTTTAAAGACATGAAACAGGTATTATATGAAAATAATTGATTTGTATAGGGATTACAACCTAGATTATAAAACGGAGGGGCATAAACACTGTCGGCCTGGATGGGTCAATGTAGAATGCCCCTTTTGTAGTGGTAATCCGGGTTATCATTTAGGATATAATTTGCATCATAATTATTTTTATTGTTGGCGATGTGGTTTTCATCCGGTCACAAAAACTATTTCATCACTTTTAAATATACCATATTTAGAAGCAAGAGATATTATTAATCAATATGGTGGTAAAAATGAAATAATTCAAAAGAAGATAATTAAAAATGATTTTAAATTCCCATCTAATTTATTGCCATATTTTTTAAAAACACATAAAAATTATTTACATAATCGAGGATTTGACCCTATTTATATCGAGCAATTTTGGGGAGTTAAAGCGTCTGGACCAGTTTCTATGTTAGGTGAACATAATTATGCAAATCGATTAATTATTCCAATTGAATGGGAAGGAGAAATAGTTTCTTTTATTGCTCGTGATTTTACAAGTAAAACTAGTTATCGTTATTTGGTATGTCCGGAGAATTATGAAAAAATTCATCATAAACATATATTGTATGGTAAACAAAGTCATTGGTTGCGTTTTGGAATTTGTGTAGAAGGGGTAACTGATGTTTGGAAAATTGGTCCTTTATCATTCGCTACTTTTGGTATTGAATTTACTCGGGAACAAGTTAGGCAAATGATAAAGTATTTTGATACTATTGTGGTTATGTATGATAATGAACCACAAGCAGAAGCAAAAGCACAACAATTGATTGCTAAATTAAAATTTGCAGGGGTTAATGCTTTTCGTTATCGGGTACCGACCAAAGATCCTGGTGAGCTAACTAATTTACAGGCGCAAAAAATTGTTAATAAAATTTTAAATGAATATGCTGGTCAATTAGTTATATAATTTTAAACGAGGAAAGAAAAATTAACGGTATTATATAATATGAGTTAAAAATTAAAATTTTAGAATATATGTTATATCATATTTTATCTTCCGATGCTCATTGGATAGTTAATAAAAAACTTGCTAAAAAAATTGGGGTAATGGAAACAATTTTATTAGCTGATTTGATTACTAAACAAGAATATTTTCGTAATAATAATATGCTTACAGAAGATGGTTTTTTCTTCAATTTACAAGATAAATTACAACAACAACTTGAAATTGGGGAGTATAAATTAAGATTGTTATTAACTAATTTACAAAAAAATGGATTTATTGAAATCAAAAAACAGGGGATACCTGCTAAAAATTATTACAAGATTAATGAAGATAAAATTTTAGACATTTTGCAAGTTCTGCGAAATTCAAAGGACAAGTTCCGTGAAAATCACGGAACTAGTGACGAGATTCCCACGGAACTTTCCTATTATAATAATAATAAAAATAATAATAATAAATTTTTTATTGGTCAAAATAACAAAAATCCTCAAAAATTAAAACGTCAATTTCCAAAAATAACAAATAAAATGTTTGATAATTTTTGGAAATTATATCCAAGAAAAATTAACAAAGGTAAAGCACTTAAAAGTTGGGAAAAATTATGCAATAAAAAAGATAAACCAACATTTAACCAAATTAAAAATGCACTAAAAAAGCAAAAAAAAAGTAAACAATGGCAAAATGAAAAATATATACCACATCCGACCACTTGGTTAAATAATTATGGTTGGTTAAATGATTATTCTTCTGATTGGGGGGATGCTCAAAATGATGAAAATGATATTATGGATGGTGCTAAAATAATTAAAACAAAAATTCAAAAATAAAGGATATAATGATAAAACCAAAAATATGTCCGGTATGTGGTCGGGAATATTTTCGACAACAATGTGAATTTTGTGCTCGTGCTATTAAATGGGAAAAGTTAATTTATCCAAAATTATTGGAAAAATTTACCCCTCGTATTAAGTCTATTATTCAGGAATACGAAAACATTATGTATGACGCGAGGAAAAGTGGGTACTTTTTATTTGGACCGGTTGGGTCGGGTAAAACTATATTAGCGGCTAAAATATTGCTTACAACGCTTAAAAATGCTTATGTTGACACTGGCTTAAATTTAACTTGGGCTTTTATATCTGTTCCGGAGTTATTTTTGGATATTCGTTCTAGTTTTGAAAATGGTCAGGAGTTAACTGAAAAGCAATTAATTGAAAAATATACTCAATTGGATTTATTGGTTTTGGATGATTTGGGGGTGGAAAAAGTTAGTCAATGGGTATATCAGGTATTGTATTTGATAGTTAATAATAGATATGAAAATATAAAACCAATTATTATTACCAGTAATTATAATTTACCGGATTTGTTAAAACATTTGAATGACCGGCGGATTACAAGTCGTATTAAAGAAACTTGTTTATTGATTAGTTTGGAAAATAAAGATTTGAGACATTATGAAGAATCAAAATAATGAACCGGTTTCTATTGAAAAATATATAATTTTAGCATTAATTACTGATTTAGAATATACTAAAAAATATATTGGTATTTTTCAAAAGGATTTTTTTGAAGTTGATACAGCACGTTTTTTATTTAGTGTTATTAGAAAACATTATTTGCAGACTGGTCAGATTTTTGGTAATAATTTTCAAATTTGGTATTATGAACAAGTTAACTTAAATACTATTCCGGAAATCATTGCATCTGAAATTGAACAAGATATTTTTGAGGATCTACAAAAATTTATTGAAGGGCTATTAATTTCCCGGGATTATTTAGATCAGGTTACAGATCAATTTATTCAGCGGCGTAAGTTAGAGTTATTACAAGAACGATTACAGGAGTATATTGAAAAAAATGATGTAGAACAAGCAAATAAATCTATATTAGAATACTTGTCACAAACACAGGAAAACGATGATTTGGTACAGGAATTAGATTTAAGTCAATCTAATTCTATTAAGAATTTGGTGGAGGCATTTACAACTGACCGACAAAATTTAATCAAATCTTCGGGGGCATTGGGGCAATTATGGAATAATCAAATGGTTAGAGGGGCATTTGTTGGATTGATGGCACCGGAAAAGCGAGGAAAGACTTTTATGTTATTACATTTAGGAATGCTTGCTTTGCATCAACATCGTAAGGTATTATTTGTACAGGCCGGGGATATGACCCAAAATCAACAATTGATTCGTATTGCTACTTATTTGGCAAGAAAAAGTCCTATGTCTCAGTTTGTTGGTAAACAATTTATTCCGGTTAAAGATTGTATATACAATCAATTAGACCAATGTGATCGTCCGGAACGGGAATGTGATTTTGGTTTATTTTTGGATGCTAATTATACTCTGCAAGATTTGAGGTCAAAAGTGATGTATCAGGATTTGGTGCAAGCAATAAAAGAGCAACCAGAATACAGGGCTTGTTATAATTGTAAGCAATTTCAAAATCATAGTTGGGGCACAGTATTGTTAAAACCAATTGATTTGGGTAATCCATTAACATTAAAAGAAGCAAAAATAAAGTATCGTAAATTTTTTATAAAGAATAAACGGCATTTTAAGTTATTGACATATTCCAATGGAACATTAACAGTTTCTTTAATTGATCAACAAATAAAGCATTGGAAATTGGAAAATGCATATATTCCGGATGTTATTATAATTGATTATGCGGATTTGTTAGTATGTAATAAATATCGGGATTTTAGGCAGTCACAAAATGAAATATGGAAACAATTACGGGGATTATCTCAAAAATATAATTGTTTAGTTATTACGGCAACTCAAACAGATGCAAAAGCGTATGATTCTGATACTATTAGTTTGAGTAATTATTCGGAGGATAAACGCAAGTATGCCCATGTAACAGCAATGTATGGAATGAACCAGGATAAAAGTGGCCGGGAAAAGAAGTTAGGTGTTTTACGTATAAATGAATTATTGGTTAGAGAGGGGGATTCAAATCATAAAGTAGTATATGTTTTACAGGATTTAAAGCGAGGGCGGCCAGTAATTACTAGTTATTTTTAATGGAAGTTATTTTTATTTGTATAATATAGAAAAATATTTGTGTCATGAAAGAGATTATCAGAAAAATTAAAGAAATAAATAACTTGTATAAAGATTGGGAGCATGTTATGGCTGTTTTGAAAGCTAATCTTAAATACGCAGAAGAGAATAAGATAGATATTGAAAAAGATCAATTAATAAATAATTTGCGTAGAAGAGGTACAACTTTGGAAAGGAAATTAAAAGAATTAGTGAAATGAAAAAATTGATTGTTTTCTTTGATTGGTTATTTTTGTGTATTCTTACAATTTTGGGTGGCGGTGCTGCTTTCATGACTTACCGGGTGGTGGTTGCTCCATTGTATTCGGTTTTTGCCGCCACCCTTTTATTTTTTATTACTATCGGTTGTTTTTATATAGCCTATCAAATGTATAAAGATATAAGGGTATTGAGAAAAAGTTAATTTAAAATTTATTGATATGTATGAAATTAGTAAGCAATTTATGTTTTCGGCTGCTCATTCATTAGAACATTTGCCGAGTACTCATCCTTGTACACGTTTACATGGACATGATTATCATGTGACTATTACATTGCGTGGTGAGAATTTGAATGACGCTGGATTTATTCGTGAT